AACAACTGTCAAGGCTGCTGCTGCAATTGCAGAGGGGGCAACTTTCCCAGAAAACACTGCTAAATGGGCAACTTACACATTGTCTTTGCAAAAAGTAGGTGTAACTAATCCCATTTCAGAAGAGTTGCTTATGATAGCGAAATGTATGTAGCCGAAGTAGAAAGCTTTATTAAAAATGATATTGATGTAAAAATCGATACGGATTTAATTTCCGCTAACGGAACATCGCCAAACATCAAGGGATTAACAGCTCAATGTACTGCTTATTCAGCATCTGCAAGCGGTATTGTTGACGCTTCTATTTATGATTTGATTGTAGATGTAAAACGTTCAATTACTGCTACGGGAGGTTCTAAATTTCAGCCAGACTTTGCGTTAATGAACATTGCAGACATCAATAAAATGTTATTGAAAAAAGATGTGAATCATCAATATGTAGCTCCTCCATTCGCTTTAAACGGAAATACAGGAACTGCTGAATTTATTGTAGCTGGAGTTAGAGTAATCGAGTGTAATGCAATTACTGCAAATACTATGATTATTGGATGTTCTGGTTATGCTAAAATCTACGAAGAACCGGGTTACTATATTGCTACAGGTTATGATGGTTCAGATTGGAGCAATGATATGATGACCCTTAAAGGTAGAAAACGTTTAAACCTATTGGTTAGAACTTCGGACCAAGTAGGATTTGCAAAAGTTACTTCTATTTCTGCTGCATTAACAACTTTAGCTACATAAGATGAGAGAGATTGAATTTACAGAGGATTTTGCAACTAAATTAAAAGGCGATAAATGGCTTTGTGATTCATTACTTGCATCGCAATTAGTCCACGTTGATAAAGTAGCAAAATACACTAAAGAACAAGCAAAAGAAGTTAAACCTAAAAAAGAAAAATAATGCCTCAAATAATTGATGTAACATACTTTCAGAAATCTAATGAATTAAACATTCCTTTGAGTGTTGAAATGGTAGTGGCTAATCCTAGCTTGCAAACTCCAAACAAACAACAGGAGTTAACTTTGTTATGTCAGAAAGTAGAGAAGTCAATTTTATTGAATGCATTAGGTTTAACGACTTACAATGAACTTCAATTAGCGTTAGCGGATATAGATAATCCGCTATACGCTTCTTATAAAAAGTTGGTACAAGGTGAAGAATACAATGGTAAAATTTGGTACGGTTTGAATTATGAATATAGTTTAATAGCGTGGCGAATATTTGAGCAATTCTTAACCAAAACTAATCAAAAGCTAACTGCAATAGGAAACGTTGAGGTAACGCCTCAAAATGCAAATTTAACAACGCCTGCTTATATTATTTCAAATGCAAACGACGAGTTTATAAGAGGTTATCAAGGTGGGATTTTACGCTATCCAGTTATTTATAACGATGGCGAGTTTATCGATTACTTTGGTAACTCCGATGAAATAGAAGTTAGTTTGTATCAATATTTAAGCGACAAAGCGAGTGATTTTACAAACGTTGATTTAAACAAATTTAAGATTTACGAAACCGTTAATTCATTTGGGATATGATAGTCTTTGAAGATCAATTAGCAAGATTAATAGAAGTTTTACCCAATTTAACAGTTGGAAGTCAAACAGCTACAATTAAGTTTAATTGGGGAACAGAGGAAGTCTTAACAAAGTATTTAGCATTAAAGAAGAAACTTAGTTTTCCTTTGATTTGGTTAGTAGAAAGCGAAGACGTTAACGATTTGCGAGAGCCTAGTGTAAAAAGAAATTCAAGAATATTAATTTTACACGAATCACAAGCGCCAAGCGAGTTCAATCCATATCAACACGAGTACGATTATAACATTATTTTGCAACCTATTTTAGATAACTTATTAAAAGCATTACAACAAAGCGGTATTAGTAGATTTACAGATAATAATTTCACCACTAAAAGAGTAAAGAATTACTCAATTAGAGAAGAAAAAAAAGCTTTGATTTACATTTGTAACGCTATTGTTTTGGATGCTGAAATTACATTTAGTGGGATTAGTTCCTGCTTACAAACAATTCAATTTAACAATTAAAAATAATAACTATGGTTTTAATAAATCAAAAAGATTGCCTAATTTCAAGAAAGAATTTAGGATTACCAGACTGCATCATTCAAGAAGGCAGACTTTCTGGTAAAATATTAGTACCTAAAGGATGGAGTATCAACTTAACAACTGATACTTTTGATTTAGACTATGTAAATGACCAAATCCAATTAGGTTACTTTGTGCCTATTTTGGGTGCGGTCGAAGTTACAAACAACACACCAGAGGCTACAACCGAAGAGTATCAAGGAGGGATAATGTCAGTAGTTCGTAATGGATTGCCACAATTCACTTTTAAATATTTAAAAGGTGGGTGGAAATATGCAAGTGCATTGTACACTTACAATTCATTCCAAGCGTTTGACGTATTATTTGTATTTTCAAGTGGTGCAATAGCTGGAGCAACAAACGGAACTGTATTTAGTGGGTTTGACTTAGGAATGTTGAATACTGGGACTTATATGTTTACAGATGGTTCTGTTTCTGCTAGTGTTTCAACTACTATTCAATTAGTAAACGAAACACAATATAATAGAGACGTGGCTATCTTAGACGCATCTGTTTTAGACTTCAATGTTAATACGCAAGTATTGCCAATTACGGATATTACAATGACAGGTAGAGCCGATGTTTCGGAAGGTAAAGTATATTTCAAAGCGCACTTTGCAATTAATGAGGCTGTAGCACTTGGAGGAATTGCAATTGCAAATCTTAAATGTACTATTGATGGCGTTGCTGATACAATTGTAGCGTTATCTTTGACTTATGATAGTTTGACAGATGAATGGGATTTTGAAACAACAAGTTCATTCACTACTTCAAGTTCTATTGTAGTTCAATTGTACGATTCTGTTAACAATGTAGCGACTGCAAAAATCGGCACAAAATATTATAAAGGAACTACACCAGCAATTACTCCAGTTGCATAGTTGTAATTAAAAAACTTTTATTATATTTGTAAAGTGTTTAAAAATTAGTAACAAGGATGAAAGGCAATCAATTATTTTGGTTGCCTTTTTTTAATAATAAATTATGGAAATATTCGGAAAACAAATATTTGGAGACTGTGCAAAAGAGTTTTTAAATTTGCCTATATTATCGCAAGTTGAATGGATAAAAAAATATACAAATCAACAAAATGACAATATTATAGATGAATTTCTAAGCACTATCAAAGAAAACGAAGATAAAGAATGTTTAAACTGCGGGCAAAATGGCAATATCAGTAAAGGAATACCAAAAGAGATTGAATCCGTTGTTAAATCAATCAGTATTGAGACAACTAGCAAACGAAATAGTACTAAGCGACAATCAAAAACTAAAAGCGGAAAAGATTAACGAGTTTGAGCAAGGGATTCGACCTGATGGAACACGAATAGGAACGTATCGAGACCCAGAATACAAACAAATAAAACTAGCACAAAACCCTAAAGCGGATGGTTATGTAGATTTACTTTACACTTGGAGAACTGCAAGGAGTTTGTTTGTTAAAGTAGGAAATGAACCAAACGGTTATTTATTTGGATGGACAGATAATTATAATTTAGTAGGTAAGTACGGTTTAGATATTTTAGGACTAAATCAAGAATGGTTTGATAAAAGACAAAAAGATATTTACAGATACACAATGATATTTCAAATTAAAAAACAATATAAAATTGCCTAAGTACAACTCGATAGAAAATATAAAAGCTAAAGTATTCTTTGAAATATTAAAGAGTAAAAACTATCAATTGCTTAAGCCTAAACCAAAAGAAAAGGGACTAGATCAAGTATTTATTAGTATTTACGATGAATTTTTTATAAAATCTGATAATCCAGAGGCAAACGAATATTTAAAAGTAACCAAAGATATTGCGTATTGTGAATATAAAATAGCGGTTTTAAAGCAAAGTTTGTACTTCTACTTTTCTAATAAAACAACTGAACAAATGAGGTTAGATTTTATTAAGACTATTAAAGAAGTTTATAATATTGAAATCAATAAAACAAAACCTTTTATAGATGAAGTTCAAAGGGTTTTAACTATTGAAATCGGTATTTTAGAAAACGACTTGAAACTTTATAAAATCACTTATGATAGTTTAATTAAAAACAGCAAAGGTAAAGATTTTGATTATTACGATAATTTAGGAGTTTTAAGCAATGTTTTACAAAATAATTCATTATTAAAAGAGGAAATGACCTTAGCCGTTTACGTTACATTAGAAAAACTAGCAAATAAGATTGTTGAACAACAAAAGAAAAAGAAATAATGGCAGAATTTATTGAGTTCCTTTCACCTAGCGCACTAGCAGACTTAAAAAAAGGCAATGATGAACTATTGCTTATGATTAAAAATGTTGATGTAATAGGACAAAAAATGTCTAAAATAACCACTCCAAGCGGTTCGGATAGTGCTATTAAATCGCTAACTGCTGATTATGATGCACAGGCTAAAACAATTCAAAACTTACAAAACCAATTACAGCAATTAGCAAAGACTAAACAAGCTATAATAGTTCAAAGTAATAATTTAGCTAATAGCAGTAAAAGAGCCACAACGCAAACAAGAGAACAAGCGGTTGCAAATCAAATATTAAGAACTGAAACAGACCGAAATATAAAAGCTAATACTTTGTTGGGTGGTGCTTACGCACGGGCATCAGCTCAATTATTAATTCTTAAAAAAGAAGCGAAAGACGCTGCTATTGCATTTGGTGAAGAAAGCAAACAAGCTCAAAGAGCAGCAAAAGCAGCATCAGATTTAGACCAAAGGATTAAATCAGCCGATAAAGCAGTAGGAGACTATCAAAGAAACGTTGGTAATTATTCAAACGGATTAGTTAATGGTTTTCAAAAAGTGTTTTCTAGTGTTCGACAAATAGCATATATTTTGCCGGGTATTGGAATTGCTGGAATATTTGGACTTGCTTTAGACCCATTGTTTGAATATATTAAAGGATTAAAAGTAGTTCAAGATATGTTTGGAATAGAAACAGAAGCTATTAAGAAATCAAAAGAAGCCACAATCGAGAAAGCAAAAGCAGAAGACGAAGCAAGAGGTAAATTAGCATCATATCAAAGCGACGAAATAAGCCGTTCAAAAATACTTTTAGAAAATGCTAAAAATATAGAATTACCTTATAAAAAAAGATTAGAATCTATAAAAGAATTACAAACACGTTATCCTGATTATCTTGGAAATTTAAGTAAGGAACAATTATTAGCTGGTGATACTGCATTAGCGGAAGAAAAACTTAATGATGCATTAATAAAAAGAGGAATTGCTTTATCTTCTCAACAATTAATCCAAGAGGAAATTAATAACGGTTTAAAAAATGAAAAATGGATTTCTGATAAATTAAATGAAATTCAGACTAAAAGATTAGAATTAGGAAAGCAAATAAATGAAATAGACCCATTTACTAAAAATGAAAATCTAAAAAAGAAGTATGATGAGTTAAGCGTTCAACTTACTAGATTGTTTTATTTAGAAGGCACTCTTAAAGAACAATATTCAGATAAAAATAAGAAAATACAAGATAGTATTAAATTTTATATAGACCAATATAATGCTAATGCAAAATACTTAGGCGTAGTTCATGAAGAAGAAAAAGCTACTAAAAAAAATACTAAGGCTAAAAAAGAACTTGAAGAAGCTACGACAAATTCTAAAAAAGCATTTGAAGAAAACATTAGGGTATTGGAAAATCAATTATCTCAACTTGATAGATTTTCAGCTTCTTATG